AGAGCTGAACAAAAAAATGTCTCGACGTCGTATTCCTCCTGTTGGCCTGTTTTAAAACTTGACCAGACTGGTCAAAAGAAAGGCAAGCCTGATTTCTTGGTGGTTTCCAAATTGGTCTTGATCAGTTTGTTGATCAGCTGGCGTTCAGCAACACTGAGTTGCAAGGCATGTTCATAGCTGAGACCACCTCGCATGTACCAACTCAACTGCAATGCCTCTTGTCTGATTTCGTTACACTCCTGATCCATTTGATCAACAATCTTGCTGATTTGATCAGAATCCGAGATCAAGAGGCGGGAGCGAAAAAACTGGACATGTCCATGGTCAGTATTTGTTCGTATTTGTGGTTGCATTCGTCACACTCCATGTGCAACGGTTTCATTTCAGCCACGGACTTTAAGTTGATGATACAGTCTCGGATCTGATTAAACAGCTTGCGATCACAGTTCTGCAACATTTCCTCAATGAATTCATGTTCACCAACCATGGCAGTTGGAGTCTTGATCACACTTATACTTTGTGCCAGGGCCTTGATGGTAATTTCAGTAATTCTTTTGAGGCTCTGCCCCAGGGCTGACAATTTTGCGCTGTCAGCCACTTCAGCATCGGGCAACATCTGCATGAGTTTTTGATTCTCGTACTGTATTTGGCTGTTGTCAGTTAGATTTTTGTAAGTCATGGGACGAAGGAAAATTTCCATGTCGCCGGACCGAATACTTTGCGTGTAGTCCGGGGCCGCCAGTCCGTCCAATACCAAGCGTAGATCTATGCTGCGATCGCTTTCGGCTTGACAGTTGGGACACTGACTGCCAAATTCCATTTCATGTCCGTAGCTGGCAATGCGTATGGCCACCAAAATAGTGTCAAGATCCATGGCCGGTACAACCCATGCGTCCAGGATGTTGGGCACACAGCTTTGTATCACATTCACAGTGGCCTGACCGTTGAACATGGCATCAGGAGTACGATAGGTGATTTCGTCTATGGCAGTCATGGGATAAACTGGATAACTGTCGTTGACAGTGGGAGCCAGGGCGCCGTCAGGATAAAACCGGCCGCAACTGGGCAGTTTTACATAGATAGCAGGTTGTCTAAAATATTGGCGTAACGGGTTAGTTTGGTTCATTTTTTTCCTCGATAAATATAGTTATGGCAATTGAATTCAGTACTGAAGAATTTCAGAGATCTTATGCAGAGATAGTGCGAACTATGGAGCTGGGACTGCCTCTGAACCGAGAACAGCTCGAGCTGTTAAAAGACCATAACGAAGCCAATGCCAAAATAAATGCCAGTTTGGGACAGGCCAGCAAGGCCGCCCAAGACTTTGCCAAATCTGCTTATGATGGCAAGCTGGGCATGAGCCAATTAAACAGCGGAATTGACGCCGTAACCGGCTCGATACAAACCGTAGCAGCGGTAGTTGGCGCTTTGAGCCTGCTTAGTCCTATTGCAAGAGGATTGAAACTTGCACTTGGTGGGCTGTCGTTTGCAGTAAATCTCGCTGGAAAATATATCAAAGCAAGCGGTGAACAGGCTGATGTGCTGTTTAAAACCTACCAAGAGCTTGGCAAAACCGGACAAAATGCCTCAGGCGGCATAAGTGATGTGGCACGCCAGATGGTGCAACTCGGCTACGGTATAAAAGAAATAGACAACATGGTAGCGTTGCTTAAAGAAAATAGCGAAACGTTGGCAGTGTTTGGCAGTACTGCAGCAAGAGGTGGCGATGCATTTGCTATGGCAGCCAAGCAAGTTCGCGACAGCGACATAGGCGATACCTTACTAAAAATGGGACGGACACCCGATGACATCAATCGCGGCACTGCATACTTTATTAAAAATCAGCAGGCACTGGGCATATCGTCTTTAAAAACTCAACAAGACCTAAGTACACAAGCAGGCAAGTATATCATGCAACTGGATTTATTGGCCAGGTTAACCGGTCAAAGTGTTGACAAAGCGCAAGAACAAATAGAAATGGCTCAGGCTGAAGAAGCATACGCCCAAGTACGATATGAACTTCTAAAAAAAGGTGATAAAGCATCATTGGATCAAGTGGCCGAAATGGACAAGATGGTAAATTATCTTGCTAAATCCCCGGCCTATCTCAAAGAATTTTTGCAAGGAGCCGGTGGCGATATAGCTGCTATGCAAAAGTCCATGATGATATCTCCCGAATATGTGGCCATGATTCAAAATGGACAATTTTCAGCTGCAAAGGCCATGGACTCTTTTGGAAGAGATGTGAACCTGACCAGAGATAGATTTGGCGGAGTTATTAGAATGAACGCCAGTGAAGATTTTTTAGGGCCACTGTCTCAACTGGGCAAAGTAGCAACAATAGCAGCCGAAGGCTATGAAAAAAGAGAGAAGTTAGCAGCAGAAGATCAGAAACAGCAAAAAGATAATCTTGAGGAAAACACCAAGGACATAGTAGACGCTCAAAAAAAACAAAGGGCAGCCACGCAAGATCTACAAGATTTTGTTAGAAAAGGAATAGGTCCGGCAACTACTGCTTTAAAAGGACTTGCTGATGCAACTGCTTTTGCAACCGGGGCATTGCCAGGAACAGGTGCAACCAGTGGCGGTGGAGCCGCCAGTGGCGGTGGAGCCGCCAGTGGCGGTGGAGCAACCAGTGGCGGTGGAGCAACCAGTGGCGGTGGACTCACGCCAAAATCTCAAGGCTCGGGATCTGCACCAACTACTCCTGGTGCCAACGAACAATCGCCTGGCAGTAGAGGCGGCCTGAGTGGTCCAGACCTGACCAGCATTATTTCAAAAACTGGCGGAACGACCCAGGTCGACAAGGCATACGCACCTGCATTTCAAAAATTATTAAACTATTTAGACGAGAGTGGCTATAAAATTACCAGTCTTGGGGGGTATAACGATAGAGACGTAAGGGGAAAACCAGGTAAAAAGAGTATGCATGCGTACGGGGGCGCCATTGACATCAATTCAGCTGACAATCCAATGGGTTCAAGTTTAATAACTAACCTTCCTGGAGATATTGGTAAAATAGCCGCTTCTTTTGGTTTAGGATGGGGAGGAAATTGGTCAAGTGTAAAAGATGCTATGCATTTTAGTGCCGCTAAAAGCGAAGGCGGATCTTTGTTATCAGCATTGAATGGCTTTGAGGGAATGTTGTCAGGTCCAGCTGGGGGTTATAGACCCAATATAGAAATGCACGGACGAGAACAACTCACTATTACACCAACTGATCCGGGCAAACGTTCAGCATTTGAAGGCGCTGATACCAATGTTTTGATGTCAAAACAACTGGATAAAATGGACGAAATGGTACGTGCTTTCAATGACACAGCCAGACAAGACACAACAGGCATGCAGTTGAGCAGACTGGATCGCCTGATTCAGGTCATGCAAGATCAAGTCAACGTCAGCACAAAGATATTGCAAGCTTCTCGATAACACCATAAATAATTGACTATGGCAGAAAACAACAACAGCGGTCAGGGTCGCGGATGGAAAAAGTACTTTCGAGTGGCCAACACTGGTGGACAGATGAGTCCAATTTCAGGATCAAATCAGTTTGGCTTGCCTGGCTACGGCAAGCAAAACGGTGAAGACTACAACGCTTCGTCAACCAGCAACGACTTTGCCTATCGCAATTATGCCAGCAGATTGCCTGAAGTATACTCAGGACATCCCAATCGTGTTGAGCGATACAACCAGTACGAAAACATGGACTGCGACAGTGAAGTCAATGCTTGCCTGGACATTATTGCTGAATTCAGCACACAGATCAATCAAGACAACAAAACACCGTTTGACATAACTTTCACCGACAAACCCACCGATCACGAAGTTGAAATTATCAAAAAACAACTGCAACAGTGGACCAAACTAAACAAGTTTGATCAGCGCATGTTCAAGCTGTTTCGCAACGTGATCAAGTATGGAGATCAGGTGTTTGTGCGTGACCCCGAAACTTTTGAACTGTACTGGGTAGACATGGTCAAGGTGTCCCGTGTGATTGTGAACGAAAGCGAAGGCAAGCGTCCTGAACAGTATATCATACGTGATATCAATCCCAATTTTCAAAACATGAGCATAGCTCAAAAAACCACCAGTGATTACTATGTGAGTCGTGCCACAGGATCAGCTGGACAAAACAACTACACAGCACCCAACGGTGGTGGCTACGGCGGTGCTGGTGGCGGTTCCGGCAACAGTAGATTTCAGCAGGCCATGAACGAAACTTGCCTGGACAGTCGTCATGTGGTGCACATGAGTCTAAACGAAGGCCTGGATTTCTTTTGGCCGTTTGGGCAGAGTATCTTGGAAAACATATTCAAGGTCTACAAGCAAAAAGAACTCCTGGAAGATGCGGTGCTGATCTATCGTGTGAGTCGTGCTCCTGAGCGCAGAGTATTCAAGATTGATGTGGGCGGCATGCCCAGTCACTTGGCCATGCAGTTTGTGGAACGAGTCAAAAACGAAATGCATCAACGCAGAATTCCCACCAATACCGGTGGCGGCGCCAACATGATGGATGCCAGCTACAATCCGCTCAGCACCAACGAAGATTACTTTTTCCCACAAAATTCAGAAGGCAAAGGCAGCACTGTAGATACCTTGCCGGGCGGTACAAATCTGGGCGAAATTGACGATTTAAAATATTTCAACAACAAAATGGCCCGCGGCCTGCGTGTGCCGTCAAGTTACTTGCCCACTGGGCCGGACGATTCAGATCGTGCGTTCACAGATGGCAAGGTAGGCACAGCCTTGATACAAGAATATCGTTTCAACCAGTATTGCAAGCGCCTGCAGAACTTGATCATGCAAAAGTTAGACGACGAATTCAAGATGTTTCTGCACTGGAGAGGCTTCAACATTGATTCGGGTCTGTTCAGCATTTCTTTCTGCGAACCACAAAACTTTGCGACCTATCGCCAGGCTGAAATGGACACCAGTCGTATTTCGGCCTTTACACAGCTGGAACAGTTGCCCTACATGAGCAAACGTTTCATGATGAAACGTTTTTTGGGACTAACTGAAGAAGAGATCTTGGAGAACGAAATTGCCTGGAGAGAAGAACGCGACGAACCCGAAGTCAACACCACACAAGGACAAGATCTGCGATCGATTGGTATTACTCCAGCTGGCATGGAAAGCGATATCACAACCGGCCAAGATTTGGCCGGTGCTGAAATCATGCCCGGACTGGGACAACCCAGTGCTGCACCAGGCATGACTGGACAACCTCCGGGTGCTGGTGTTCCTCCTGCAGGTGGAGCCGCTGGCGTCGCTGGCGGGGTGCCTCCGTTATAAATACATCATGTTCTTAAACGAAATCTACAACCGAACCGCTCCTGGCTATCAGGATCTTGGCCAAGACAACAGCCAGCCCACTGTGGGCGATCTGCGCAAGACCCGCTTGACTCTGCGCCAGCTAAACAAGTTGCGCCAAATGAATGATATAAGGTCTGTGGAATATCGAGAAAAACTTAAATTAGTAAAACAGCAGTACGCACCTGCTCCAGTTGCCCCAGGCCTATAATCGATATTTCGTACATCGCATAAATAATATTATGCAAGAACTATACATCAACCGATACAATAAATTTATAGAATATGCTAAAACTCAGCATAGTTCAGGATATAAAGAAACTCATCACATTATTCCTAAATCGTTAGGGGGTAGTAATGATAGTGATAACTTAATAAAAATACCATCAAGAATGCATTTTATTGCACATTGGATGCTATGGAAAGCCCACGGAACAGATGAATTGGCCTACGCATTTTGGGCAATGTGTCATCAAAAGAAAAAAGGGCAACAAAATCGTTATTCAAAAATCAATAGTAAAACCTATGCAATATTAAAGGAACAACGTAGTAAACTTATCAGTAAAAACAATTCAGACCGCTGGAAAGACCCAATTTGGGCTAAACAAATGTCTGATAAAATCCGAGAAGTAAAAAACAGGCCAGAAGAAAAAGAAAAACAAAGTAAAAAAATGGCAATGCAGAATTCTGATCCAGAGTTTAGAAAAAAAATTATTAAAGGAAGAGAAAAAAAATTTGCCAATGCAGAGTGGTATGCAAACTACAAACAAATATATAAAACTATTGCAACAAAAAAAATTAAACCAATTGTAGTAAATGGGATTGAGTATTCTTTGGTCACCGATGTAGCAACAAAATATAATATAAGCATTCCGACAGTCAGACAACGTATCAAAAGTAAAACAGCACAATTTAAAGGTTGGAATTACAAAACTTCTTTGTAACACCACAGTCGCACTTTAGTCTATAAAACTACCAGTTTTACACCGCAAAAGCACTAATATTTCTCAATTGATGTAAGTAATATACGAGCCATCAATTAAGGAGATATTATGACATCGAAATTTGAACAGTTGATTGAGTATGTGATCAACGATGAAGAGGCGAAAGCCAAAGAACTTTTCCACGATATCGTGGTAGAAAAGTCACGCGAAATCTACGAAAACCTCATGAACGACGAAGAAATGGATTCGTTTGGCGGTGATTCCAGCAACAGCCTGATCAACGACGTTGAAGCCGAAGAACGAGGCATGCAGGAAGGCGAAGAAGACTTTGACGACGAAAGCGAAGAAGAATTTGACGACGAAGGCGGCGAAGAAGACTACAGCGAAGAAAGCGAAGAAGAATTTGACGACGAAGGCGACGACGATTTTGCAATGGACAACGGCGACGGCGACATTGAAGACCGTGTGGTTGATCTTGAAGACAAGTTGGACGAACTCATGGCCGAATTTGAAACCATCATGGGCGGCGAAGGTGGCAACGACGGTATTGACAGTGATTTAGAAGGCCAAGACGGCGACGAGTTAGCCGGCGATGCTTTGGCACAAGACGACACCCAGGCTTTTGACAACGACATGGACGAAATGGACATGATGGAAAACATCACGTTGGACAAGGTAGCCGCTCCCAAGTACGGTGACGACGGTGCCAACACCAAAAGCCCAGTTGCGTTCAATTCAGGAGCCAGAGGCATGGCAGCCAGTCCAGTACGAATGACCGGCGACACTGCACAAGGACGTTCTGCACCAAAAACAACTGATATGCCACAGGCTGGAAAATACAGAAATGTTCCAGGCAAAGGCGGCTCTAACTCCAAGTTGGACACAGCTCCACGGCCAACTTTGACACAGGCATCTGGTACCAACACCAGAACTCCTTTTCCAAAAGGATAACAGCAACATATGGCTCGATATCTAAAAGAACACCTCAGCTTCAACCAGGCCAACATTGAACTGTTGACCGAAGAAGCCGGGGACGGTTCCGGTGGCAAAACTTTGAAACTCAAAGGTATTTGCATTGAAGGCGGCGTAAGAAATGCCAACGAGCGTGTGTATCCTGTAAGTGAAATTGCCAATGCAGTTGACACCATCAACGAACAGATCAAGACTGGTCATTCAGTCTTGGGTGAAGTAGATCACCCAGATGATTTGAAAATCAACTTGGATCGTGTGAGTCACATGATTGAACGCATGTGGATGGAAGGCCCGTGCGGCTACGGCACATTAAAGATATTGCCAACACCCATGGGAGAACTGGTCAAGACCATGTTGACCAGCGGTGTGAAATTAGGTGTTAGCAGTCGTGGATCAGGAAATGTCAACGACTCCAACGGACATGTCAGTGACTTTGAAATCGTCACTGTGGATGTGGTTGCTCAGCCCAGCGCTCCCAATGCATACCCCACAGCAATTTACGAAGGCCTGTTAAATCATGCCGGCGGACAACGCTTGTTGGATATGTTCAAGGACCCAGCTAAAAGCAACAAAGCACAGAGACTTGTAAAAGACGAAGTGATTCGTTTGATACGCGGTCTCAAAATAGAGGGGAAATAATGCTATGTTAGATAGTTTAAAACCGTTACTTGATAGCGACCTGATCAACGAGGAAGCGCAACAACAGATCTCAGAAGCTTGGGAATCAAAGTTGAACGAAGCCCGTGAGCAAGTGCGTGCAGAACTCCGCGAAGAGTTTGCACAACGCTATGAACATGACAAAACAGTAATGGTGGAAGCCCTGGATCGTATGGTAACAGAAGGTCTGGCAGTAGAGATCCAACAGGTTCGAGCCGAAAAAGCTCAACTTGCAGAAGATCGTGTCCGATTCCAAGTCAAGATGAAAGAAAGTTCCACCAAGTTCAACGACTTTATGGTAACCAAATTGGCAGAAGAAATTGGCGAACTGCGCCGAGACCGCAAGATGCACACAGAAGGTATTTCTAAATTGGAAAACTTTGTGGTGCATGCACTTGCACGCGAGATTCGTGAATTTGCACAAGACAAACAAGATGTTGTTGAAACTAAAGTTCGTTTGGTGCGTGAAGCTCGCCGTCAGTTGGAAACACTCAAAGCACGTTTCGTTACAGAAAGTGCCAGAAAAATGTCCAACGCTGTAGGCCGTCATCTACGGGCTGAACTTGGTCAGTTGCATGAAGATATCAAAGTTGCTCGCGAGAACAATTTTGGTCGCAGAATTTTTGAAGCATACGCAGCAGAATTTGGAGCTACTCATTTGAATGAGAAAGCCGAAGTCCGCAAGTTACACAGCGTAATTGCACAAAGAGAACAGCAACTTGGCGAAGCCATCAAACTCAGTACTCGGGCCAAAACCCTGGTAGAGAGTAAAGAACGCGAAATACGCATGCTTCGTGACTCCAATGAACGCGAAGGCGTCATGGAAGAACTGCTGGCTCCTTTGAATCAGGAAAAAGCAACAGTGATGCGTAATTTGTTGGAAAGTGTACAGACAGCCAGACTGCCCGGCGCTTTCGAAAAGTATCTACCAGCTGTGTTGGCAGACCGTTCTGTAAAAACTCAAAAGGTGATTACAGAAACTGTTTCCGTAGCAACTGGCGATAAATCTGCCCGTGGCCAGGATGAAGATCGCAGCAATGTGATTGACCTCAAGCGTCTGGCAGGGCTGTAAAATCAGATAAAAAAAGGAGACTTAAATGTCACGAGAATTATTAGAAAGTCGTTGGGGAGAAACTAAAGATGCGTTGCTGGAAGGCCTACATGGCTCAAAGCGCAATTCAATGAGTCAAATCCTTGAAAATACCAAAAAGTACCTGCGTGAGAACGCAAGCTCTGGTTCCACATCAGCTGGCAACATCGCTACATTAAACCGTGTGATTTTACCAGTAATCAGACGTGTTATGCCAACTGTTATTGCTAACGAGTTGGTGGGCGTACAGCCAATGACAGGTCCAGTGGGTCAGATCCACACCTTGCGTGTAAGATATGCCAACAGCTTGACTGACAACAGCCTAGCAGCCACAAGTGTAACAGCTGGTCAAGAAGCACTCAGCCCGTTCACTATTGCAACTGCATACTCCACAGTTCCATCCGGTACTAGTACTGCTAGTGGTTACACTGGCAATAACACAGCTACCATGGAAGGTACCGGCGGTAAGCAGATCAGTGTTCAGATCTTGAAACAGGCTGTTGAAGCCAAGACTCGTAAGTTACAAGCACGTTGGACTTTTGAATCAGCTCAGGACGCACAAGCCATGCACGGCATTGACGTTGAAGCAGAAATCATGGCTGCTCTTGCACAAGAGATCACAGCTGAGATTGATCAAGAGATCCTGTTGAGCTTGAGTACTTTGGCAGCAACCGAGTACACATACAACCAAGCCACTGTGTCTGGTACTGCAACATTCGTTGGTGATGAGCATGCTGCTTTGGCTGTTCTTATCAATAGAGTTGCCAACCTGATTGCTCAGCGCACACGTCGTGGTGCTGGTAACTGGTGTGTGGTAAGCCCAGCAAGTTTGACTGTGCTACAAAGTGCAACAACCTCAGCTTTTGCAAGAACAACCGAAGGTACTTTTGAAGCTCCTACCAACACCAAGTTTGTGGGCACACTCAACGGTGCTATGCGTGTGTTTGTCAACAGCTATGCTCAAGACACAGCATCAGTATTGGTCGGTTACAAAGGCACATCAGAAACTGATGCTGCTGCGTTCTACTGCCCATACATTCCGTTGATGAGCTCTGGTGTTGTATTGGATCCGACAACATTTGAACCAGTAGTTAGCTTTATGACCCGTTACGGATTTGTCGAATTGACAAATACTGCATCGAGTTTTGGTAATGCTGCCGACTATGTGGGAGAAATAGCTGTCCAAAATCTATCTTTTTCCTGATCAAAAAAGGTTTATTTGTTTTATCAAAAACCCACTTCGGTGGGTTTTTTGTTGACTATGGTATCTAAATATGCTATTATTGAGCTTACTATCATAAATAAACATATGAACAAATACGAAAAATGGTATAAAGATATTACCAGTCGCGGCCAAACTCGCATCACCGATGAACGAACAGAATCTCATCATATTATTCCTAAATGTCTGGGTGGCGCCGACGATAAGAGTAATTTAACCAATGTAACATTGCGAGAACATTTTATATGCCATTGGCTACTAACCAAGATTCATTATGGTAAAGAACGACATCAGTTGCTCAAAGCATTATGGATGATGAAAGCAGAAAATCAAAATCAAACACGATATAAAACTAAAATTACATCAAGAGTGTATGCTACTCTTAAAGAAGAGTACATTAAATTGCAAAGTATTAAGGTTACAGGAAAAGGCAACGGGTTCTATGGCAAAACTCACACACCAGAAGCTCGTAAACGTATCAGCGAAGCAAATAAAGGCAGAGTGCCACCTCAAGAAGAAATAGAAAAAATGAAATTAGCGTTAGCAAAACGCAGAGAGCAAGGAGTTAAAAGAGCACCATACAGTGACGAGTATAAACAAGAACGCAGTAAACGATATTCAGGAGAAGGAAACCCACGTTACGGAGTAGAAGTGTTAGACGATACTCGTAAAAAAATTGGAGACAAACTGCGTGG